CCAGGTCCTGTGGAATTTCTTACTCCGTCTAAATAAAAAACGTTTCCTGTTCCACCCGTAAATAGGTTTCCTGAAGCTACGGTAACTGTATAAGTATACTCTGCCATAGCTCCAGAACCTTAAATTAAGCTAATCTTAAGATCGCAGCAGATGTTGTAAACGCAGGGAACTGAATTGTAAATGTTCCTGAAGTTGCAGTTTTATCTCCACCAAAATCCAATACAGCAACAGCATCAGTAGTATTTGAACCACCGTCAGTTGTTGTGTTGTAAATTAATGCACCTCTTGCAGTAAGAGTTACACCTACAAACGATAGGTCAGCAAAATCAGTAATAGCCACTGAAGATGAAACTTTTACACCTTGGTTAACAAGAGCTTTTCCTCCAGCAGTATATCCTGATGGTGAAGTAACTTCATTACCTGTAGTGTAGTTTGTAGTAGATTTTCCTAAACTCGCTGAGTTTGTATACATCGCTAATTTATATGTATCAGATGATGTATCAAAATCGTGTTTTGCTTGAAGTAATTCTTTTTTAAAAGAATCACATATTGCGTTAGTTGTTATTGCCATAATTATTCTCCTTTAAATTTATGGACTAGGAGAATCAACTTGAATTCTTGGAACTCCGTCTTGATACTCTCCTCGTCTTCTTCTACCCATTTGTTGTAGGGCAAAATTTTGTGTCTCTTCATTATACTTTGAATTATATAGATTGTATAGGTTGTCGGGACCTTTTAAAAATCTAAAAGCTTCAGCTAATACACCATGTAATAATAAAGATTCTTGATTTGTAGATAAATAAGTATTTGTTGTACTAGTGAATTCAGGTGGGCTTTTAATATAATTGACTTGAACTGTATCTGCTGATGCAGGAGTTGGAGCAACTAAAATAACAGGACCTTGTTGTACATTGTCTTCCCAATTAGCAAAATATTTAGGAGTGCCTGTTGTGTTATCATTTGGTGCAAATTCAGAAATAAAACTTGTATCTCTTTTTTCTAAAAAAGTTCTATTGTTACTACTATCAATTACTTGTACAGATCTAACTATTATCGCATCTCCTGGTAAAATTACATATCTATTTCCTGCAGTAAAATTAGATGTAACGTATTTTCTTAAATCGTCATAATCTACTTTACCTGCAATATCTAATTCAACACTTTTAATAAAATCTTGAATTATTGCATCTGTTAATACGGTGCTACCTACTTCAGTATAATTACGAACTTGTGTTAAAAAATTTGCGTGTGTAATAGCCATTATGTTATACTTACCCCCACAT